ATTTGTTTTCTCCAAAGTAGTAGGGATTTTTGCCCCGTTCCTTCAGTCAACATTTGCGTCCCCGAAGGGATGAACGATTCCGTTCCGTGTGACTTACTTGCGTCTCTTGCGAGATGAACGTAAGGATATGCTAACATATCTCTAAGTATTTAGCAAGTAATTGTGTATCAAATGTTACTTATCTCTCCAATGAATCTCTGGATATGCCTCCTCCACTACGTTTCTAGTAATTCTGTATTTACTCTGAAGATCTTTGTCCTTTACTAGACATACGATCTCTGCCTCCTCTGCTTCGAGTGACTCAAGTAATTGTATAAGTAAGGTCTCCCTTCTCATGTTGGAGATCTTATCATTGCCACCTCTTACAAAATTGTAGAGTGTTCTCCACTCATGAATCAATCTTGTGTGACCCTCAGTGCCTTTAGGTGACTCGTTAGGTTTGTAAGGTACACTTCCCTCTGGAACTGCACTATCAATGCCCTTATCAAAGTTCCATATCAGTAATGCTTTCACGTCATCACGTTTGTGTGCCTTCAATAATTCAATCTTTTTATCTTTAGTCTTGGCACCATGAACTGCTCTGAAGAGTTCAGATACTAAAGGATTGTTAGGTAATTTTGCCATGAATTAGTCATCATCAGTGTCTTTAAGATCACCCTCGAATCTTATAGCAAGAAGTTCATCGGGTAATGGATTCCCATTCGCATCAAACATTTCTGGATGGGAATATTGTGGAGTGGTTTCTTGGACGTAACAGCGAATAAGGTATCCGATAGTTGCTCCAAGACCGAGTGCAAGTATTCCTACTGTGACACTCAAGGCAATGATTGCCTGTTCCATTCGTTTTCTCCAGTTGTGCAGCGTTGGTTGCCGAGTTTTACTCAACATTAGTTCTGCTCCTTTATTTAGTGAACCTAAATCAGGTTCTTTTCTTGAAGATAGTGTAATGTGTCCTTGCATCCACCTATGTATTTGTTATCGAGTTGAACTTGTGGAAAGGTAGCACCCTCCTCAAATTCTTCGTAAAATTGTTTACGAGTAAAGTCTTTGTCAAGTTTGTATTCTAAGTACTCTATCTTACAATGAGCAAAGAGTTGTCTAACTCTCTCACACCACTGACAATTGTCCTTAGACCATAGAACTGCTTTCATTTTATTTTAGAAATGTTTCCTACAACAACAAATCTAACGTCACCCTCTGTCATTTTATCCACACCATGCATAGCATAGGATGGGTAGAAGATAATGTCAGAATCATTTTGAGTTTCTGGATATACTTTTTTACCATCAAGGTAAAAGTAAAAACACTTTTGCTTGGGCACTTTTACAAAGTGAACCCATGATAAGAGTGCTCTAGTATCACCTGAGTAATGATTGTGCACGTCTATGACAGCACCCAACTCTTTCTTGTAGAGTTGACCCCAAATACTTGAGTAAGAAAAGATTGATTGTTTATCTTTTAATCCACAAATATCAAGCACTCTTCTTAGTGTCGGGATGTACAGATCAAGTAATTCTTGATCTACAAAACCACCACCAAGAGAAGCACCAAATCTATTACTCCACCATGTGTTTGGATTCAGATGATATCCTGTGTAGTGCTGACCCCACTCATGGTCGGGGGGATCCCCCTTCAAAAATGACTCCGCAGAATACTTTGTTATCAGGTGATCCACCACTGATTGGGGATGTCGAAGTTTCTCCTTCCAAATTATCATGAATCATATATTTTGTAGTAGATTCTGGTGATGAGGGAACAAGCGGTTCATACCTACCTCTAGGTGAACCTGTGTATGTAAGAACCTCCACAAGTAAATTTATGTCTGCAGAGATAGCATCATTAGACTCTGCCATTCTTCTGAATCCATTACCAACATAAAACTGTCCTACGATGACGGACAATGTTGCTGCACCCCAGAAATAGTAATAAGTTCTACTCTTTTTTTGTCGTGGTTTCATCCTCTTTTATAGATTTCCTGATCATCTTAGCATAGATTACTTCTGATGTCGAGTATAACTTAGGATGTTTCTTCGCTCTTTTTATTAATTTTTTTGCTGCTTTTCTATCTCGCATGCAAGTATTTATACTTACATCAAGACCTCTTTGCATATTCTTTTGCATGTGTGCTGATCATCATTACATTCTATGAGACACTCGTAGTATTCTGACAATATCTCCATGCTATGTGGGTCTTCATATGAACCTGCCAGTTCATTGTAAGAAACAAGGTTGTGATGCATGATCCTCCAAAGTTCTGACCTATTTAGAGGTTATGTTACGATATCAACACATTATCTTAGCCGAAAGAAATGCCTAGTAGGTGTAACCTGCAACGTACAATTTCTCGTCAGAAGATGGTTGGGAATTTGGGACATATATTCCTCTATTTGCTTCTGAATTTGCTTGTGCCCTTGCTATCAATGCTTCCTGACCTGCTAGAATGTTACCACCTGCCCATGCCTTGAGACATGAGTGTTGTAATGCCCTACCATATGAAAATGAAACATTCCATGGATAGTTTGTAGAATTATTATTCATCTCATTCAAATATATTGACGCTGCCTCCTCGCTCAAACCACCTGATAAAAATACAATACCTGCTACCTTTTCTGGCACTGATTTCAACATGACATCCATAGTTTTACATGCAACTTCTGATGGAGTTACCTTATCAGGACACTCAGCACCACAACATGTCATAGATGGTTTGAGTAATGTGCCTTCAAGATACACTCCT